GTTTATTACACAACAACTCCAGATACTTTAGATAATAACTCTGATGATTTTGCTGATGTAACTGGACTTCCTGAGTCATCTCAAGATGTAGTAACACTAGGTGCAGCCTACAAGTTACTATCATTCCTAGATTCAGGAAGAATATCTTTGACTTCAGCAGAGTCTGATCTTGCAGATTCTAAGATCCCATCAGGGGCTGGAGCAAATAACTCTCGTTATATCTACGCTTTGTATCAACAAAGGCTTAACGAAGAGGCGCTTAAATTGCAAGACAAATTCCCAATCCGTCTGCATTACACAAAGTAAGGAAATAAATGGCCCGTAAGTTCTCGTCTATCAGCGTTGAATCAACGCTTGCATCTGGTATATCTAATAGCCAGACAACTTTAACTGTTGCCACTGGTACGGGTTCAGCACTACTTGGTGGTGTAACCCTTGCTGCTGGTAACGTAGATCAATTCACATTAGCACTTGATCCTGACACTACCAATGAAGAGATTGTCTTTGCTACTGCGGTAGCAGCAGACACCTTTACAATTGTTAGAGCAAGAGCTGGATCCTCTGGAATATCACATTCAGGAGGAGCAACAGTTCGTCACGTTCTAACCTCTGATGATCTAACTTTCTTTAACACAGGCGTTGCTACAGCAGATGCAGCAATTCCAAAATCAACAGTAACTACTAAGGGTGACTTAATAGTTGCAACAGCTTCAGGTGTAGTAACTAGAGTCGGCGTAGGATCTAACACACAGGTTCTTACTGCAGATTCTACAACTGCAAGTGGAGTCAAGTGGGCAGCATCAACAGGTGGTGCCTCACTCCCAGATACATTTATGCTTATGGGAGCTTAACCAAACACTAAGGAGAAAAATAAATGCCAACAAACTACAAGGTGCTTGGTCAAAGTAACCCAAGCGCAACAACTGCAACAACACTATACACAGTACCATCTGCAACACAAGCAGTAGTATCTACTGTTGTAATTGCTAATCTAACTGCATCTTCTGCAACATTTCGTATTGCAGTAAGAGTAGCTGGTGCTACCTTGGCTAATAGCCAATATGTAGCATATGACATTACAGTCGGTGCCTCTGACTCAACAGCACTAACATTAGGTATTACACTTAATGCTACTGATGTACTTACTGTATACGCATCAACTGCAAACCTAACCTTCACAGCTTTCGGAAGTGAGATTTCTTAACCAATGGCAACCTCCCGCATAAAAACTTCTTCTATACTTCAGGGTTTTCCCAAGAGTAGATCTTTGCTTGCGGGAAATGCTGGTTACGATCCTGCTGCCACTTGGCTAATACAAAGAGTAGCAGGCACTGGTTCTTCTGGAACTATTACTTTTAGTTCTATTCCACAAAACTATAAACATTTACAAATTCGTTACCAAGTTTTTAACACAGGTAGCAATACTGATTACAATGATATAAGGCTGCGCTTTAATTCTGATAGCGGCAGCAACTACGCTCGCCACGAACTACAAGGAAGCGATAATACTGTATCTGCGTTTGGGGTAGCATCTACTCAACAGATTTTTGCAGGAATCTCTAACTACGGTACTAGTACGACCAATCCAATGGTGGGTATTATAGACATCCACGATTATCAATCCAGTACAAAAAATAAAACAGTTCGCATCTTAAGTGGTGTAGACAGAAATGCTTTAACTGGTAGTGGTATTACATTACGTTCAGGTTTATGGATGAACACTGCAGCGATTACTAGTATAGACTTAATATTAACTGGTAATAGTTATACAACCACATCAACAATTGCACTCTACGGAATGGTAGGTTAACCAATGCCAGATACTTCAACCGAGGTAGCAATTGCTACTACCACACTAGGTAGTGCTGCTGCAACTATTGAATTTACTTCTATTAGTTCTGCATATACTGATTTAAAAATAGTTTTAGTTGCAACCACAGACACAGGCGGTAAATCACCACAATTAAGATTTAATTCAGATTCAGGAACTAATTACAGTATGACCGAATTAACTGGAGATGGCTCATCTGCTGCAACAAATCAACAAACTAATAGAAACCAAGTTGATTTATATTATTCAGGTTCGGGAACATCTGCAACTATTCCAATGATGTGGACTATTGACATATTTTCTTATGCAGGTTCAACTTTCAAAACTTGCCTTATTACTCGCTCATCTGATCAAAATGGCAGTGGTGAAGTTATGAGAGAAGTATCATTATGGAGAAACACTGCTGCCATAAGCACTGTGCTTTTTAGATTAAGTACTACTGGTAATTTTGCCGCAGGCACCACCGCCACCCTTTACGGAATACTTTAGGAGAACTGATGGCATCAAGTAGATTTTTAATAGAATCACAGACCTTAGGGTCAGCAGCAGCTTCTGTTACTTTTAGTAGTATTCCATCTGGATATGCTGATCTAGTATTAAGGGTAAGTGTACGTTGTAACGGAACAGGTTTTCCAGATACTAACGATAATCTAAGATTTTGGTTTAACAACAGTTTAACAGCTATTTATTCTAATACTACAGTTGAAGGTAATGGTGCTTCTACCGCTAGTTCATCTAATACACTTTCATTTATTAAAGGAAACTATGCAGCAAATGGTTCTACCTCAACATCAAACACATTTGCTAATATAGAAATGTACATACCTTCATATACAGTATCTCAAAACAAACCATTGTCTTTAATATCAGCGCAAGAAAATAATGCAACAACAGCCTATATAGTTGCCACTGCTGGATTATTTCGTTCTGCAACTGCAATATCTAGAATTGATATTGATAGTCAAAATGGCAATAGTTTTGTTTCAGGCTCATCATTTTATCTATACGGTTTGAAGAATAGCTAAGGAGCATAATGGCAATAACTAGTATAAAGACAGGATCATCCTTTACCAACTTGGTGAAGTATAATGACTTCCTAGCGGGTAACCCCGCCTTTAGCCCCAGCTCATATGAATCTATTGCTAGTGCTACTGGCACAGGTTCAAGTGGAACAATTACTTTTAGTTCAATACCTTCCACCTATAAACATTTACAAATTAGATATACAGCAAAAATTGCATCAGGCGGCGGCACAGATATTGTTCCTATTATTTTAAGATTTAATGGCAATACATCAGCAGTTTATAGAAGCCATTATTTAACTGGAAATGGCACAACCGCATCTGCTAGCGCAGATGGCTCGGCTCAAACTGGTGGTTATATTTTAATTTCAGATAGTGGTACAGCATCAAATATTCAAGGTGTTGGCATTGTAGATGTTATTGATTATGCCAGCAGCACTAAAAATAAAACTGTACGAGTATTTCAAGGTATGGATAAAAATGCTAGCGGTGGTGTAGTTCGTCTTTCATCAACAGGATTTTATGATACAACCGCTATTAGTTCTATTGATTTTATTACTCTTTCAGGTTCTTTTAATACTACAACCGAATTTGCCCTCTACGGAATCAAAGGATAATATGGCAACCACATACGAAAAAATTGCTACGACTACTTTGGGTAGTACATCTGCAACAATTACCTTTAGTTCAATTGCAGCATCTTACACAGATTTAAGATTAGTTTGGGTTGGAACAACAACTGCTGCGGTATGCCCTTCGTTGCAATTAAATGGTAATACTACATCAATTTATTCAAATACCACTTTAGCAGGTGATGGGGGTAGTGCGTTTGCTGATCGCAACACAAATAATACTGAATTATTTTTTGCTAGTTCTATTGCTACTAGCACATCAATTCCTGTAATGTGTACAATTGATATATTTTCTTATGCTGGCTCAACTAATAAAACTATGTTATCTGCAGCAAGCGCTGATTTGAATGGCTCAGGTACAGTTGAAAGAAATGTTGGTCTATGCAGACTTACAGCCGCTATAACTAGCATTGAATTACGCGCTCGCAGCACAACTTGGGCTGTCGGCACCACCGCAACTCTCTACGGAATACTAAAGGCGTAACTATGGCAACCTATGATTTAATTAGTTCAAATGTTTTAACAACAACAGCAGCCAGCGTTACCTTTACGGGTATACCCTCTACAAGTTATACAGATCTTTTAGTAAGATGCTCATTAAGAACCTCAAATGCAAATGTAAATGATTATGTACAATTTCAAATAGGGGGAATTACTTCTAATGATTACACAGACAGGTATGTTTATAACCGAAATGGCTCGGCTGGTAGCGGTTCTGGTGGCTCTACAAATGGTTTTTATTATGCAATAGCGGCTTGCGGTGCTAACGCTACTTCTAACACTTTTTCCTCAGCAGAGGTTTATATTCCAAATGCTTTTGGTAGCACATTTAAGCAAGTAGGAAGTAATTGGACAGTTGAAAATAATTCATCAGCAAGTTATGCCATAACTGCAACTGCTCAACTTTTAAGCAATACAGCAAGCATTACAAGTATGACATTTATTACGAGTGCTGGTAATTTTGTATCAGGCTCTTCATTTTATTTATACGGAATATCCAACGCTTAACAACCAACAAAGGAGCAACACAATGGCAGATACACCTACTAAGGTCATCGTTAACTGCGAGACTGGTATTACAGAGGTATTACCTCTAACAGCAGCAGAAATTGCAGATCTAGAAACTGCAAGAGTAGCGGCTGAGGATCAACGCAAGGCAGCAGAGGCAGAGGCAGCAGCAGTTGCTGCAGCTAAAGAATCTGCTAATGCAAAGTTAGCAGCACTAGGTTTGTCTGCTGACGAAATTGCAGCACTAACTAAGTAACACTTCCTCCTGAGCACCGAGGCTAAAAGGCTCCTATTTTTATGTCTAAAATTAAAGGAGAATAATGGTCCCACCATATGGCGATGATATCAGTGAGGCAATCCCTGTACCATTATCTAACCCAGCAGGTGCTACATCTTATGCCTTAACTGGTGTTGCCTACGATATGGCTATTGCAGGACTACCATTCTTTGTTAACGCATCCGATGATACTCCTTACCGTAGACAAACTGCAGAGTATCGCAAGCAACAAATTGACCAGACTAGAGAAGCTGGTGAGCAGACACTTACTGGTTGGTGGTTAAGAAGCCAGTCATCATTTCATCAAGGACAAGGTATTAACTTCTTTGAACCTATCCAAGATGAGTCATTAAGATTTCAATATACAGAATCAAAAGGTTGCAATATATGGACTAGAGGTCAAGTAACTCTACTTAACTCTGTATCTCCTGAGCATATTACTACTGGTGAAGTAACCACTAATGGTAGACCACCACAGGTAGCAAGATCTATTCAGTGGAAAGAACTTTCCTATACTGGTGCTACTACCTACAATACCTATGACGGTATCTTATTATGGGATGAGTATGATGTTGATAAAGTTTATCCAACCATTACTGCATCTATTAACAACAAGGCTTTAACATCTAACGTAGCAACACTTACTACCACAGCAGCACACAGTCTAGCTCCTGGTATGCAGATTACAGTTGCTGGTGTAGATGCTACCTTTAATGGCGATTATGTAATCACTACTGTACCTACTGCTACTACCTTTACCTATGCTAAGACAGCAACTAACGTTGCTTCAACTCCAGTATCTCCTGTAGGTTCAGTTGAGTCTTCAATCACACACTTTATAGATTACAACTCAGGTACAGATGAGCCAGTATATGGCATTTGCGATGATGGTGTTTATGCCTACTGGGTTACCAATAAGGTTGCTGGTGGCGCTAATAAGATCCATATGTATAAGAAGTTATTATCAGATGATAGTAGCGTAGCTGAAACGTTAATGTTTAACGCTACAGGTATTGTAATTACTAACGCAGTATTAGAGTATACCAAAGAGCGTATCGTTGCTTGTATTAACAATAAGGTTTATGAGATAGCAACTAATGCTACTTCTCTACCTACTGCTGTATATACACACCCTGACAATGATGTAGTTTTTACTGGTATCACCTCAAGCGGTGTTGCTATTTATACCTCATCTTATAGTGGTATTCAATCTACTATTGCTAAGTTTACCTTAGCCACTAATGGAACTATGCCTACCTTAACCAGTGCTATTACTGCTGCTGAACTACCAGTAGGTGAGATTGTATTTGATATCTACTACTACCTAGGCTTTATGGCTATTGGTACAAGTAAGGGTATTCGTATGGCAGTAGTTGGCGATGATGGATCTATAAACTATGGCCCTTTGATATCTGAAACAACCACACCTTGCTATGACTTTGCTGCTAGAGATTCATACCTTTGGTGTGCTACTGGCGTAGAAGATAACCCAGGTGTTATTAGAATTAACCTTGGTACTAGATTAGGTAATGATCTAAACTTTGCCTATTGCTATGATCTATATGCACCAACTGTAACTGGCTTTACCACTACGACCTGTGCTTTTATGGGTGATACAGAACAACTAGCATTTGTTACTGCTAATAATGGAACCACCGATGGTGCTATCTATGTTGAGAATCTTAATGAGAAAGTAGAAGAGGGATACCTACAGACAGGCTTTATCCGCTACAACACTTTAGAGTTAAAGGTTTATAAGTTACTACAGGCTAGAGTTGATAACACCGATGGTGGATTAAATATAGATACAGTTACCTATGACGGTACTGAGTATCGTATCGGTACCTTTAGTCAACAGAGTAACGTTCCAGAGGTAACAGTTTCATATCCAACAGGAGCGCA